ATGCCACATGAAGGATATAACTTAGGAGTTAATGCTCAATTTAATCAAGTTAAAGAAGCTACCCAAGCTGTTGGGACTTTATATAAGCAACTTGAAAAAGTAAATCGTAGTAGCGAGAAATTACATATCCCTACAAATCTACCTCGTGAAATTAATCATGTAAGTACTGTTACTGCGTCTTACATTGAGCGCCTAGAATCCGAAGGCAAAACTTATCAAGCTAATCAGCAAAAAGTTAAGGCTTACTCTTCAGCTATTAGTAGTTTACAAGCTAGACAGAAGGAATTAGAGCGAACTCTTTCTGAAACCTCTAGCTCTCTTGACAAAAATAGTGCCAAATATCGTGCTACTGAAGTACTAATTAATAAGAATGCTACTGAAATTAATAAATTCAAGAGCAGTATTAAATTAGCACAAGCCGAAATGGATCGCTTACATCCCACTGGATTCGATCGATGGGTAAAGGGTGCCAAAAAAGTTAACTCGGCTACTGATACCATGAAGAACAAGCTTCACAGCGCATGGGACAGCATTAAAGGTGGCGCAACTGTTGCAACAGCTGGAATTGCTGCAGTTGGTGCAGCTGCATATTCTGGTGCTAAGCAAGCTGGTACGATTCAGCAGAGATACCGCGAAATTAACAACTTAGCCGTTCTTGGCGGTGAAAAACAAAAAGAAGTAACCAAACAGGTTACTGAAATGCAACGTCAAGGTCGTGACATGTCAATCAAGTACGGCAAGTCACAACAAGAAATCGCAGAAGGCTATGAAGATTTAGTTAAGCGTGGTTATACAACCAAGCAGGCCGTAGATGCCTTACAAACCGAATTGCAGGCTTCTGTTGCGTCTGGTGACAAGTTTAGTGATGTTACTACTGTATCTTCCCAAGTGCTTGATGCATTTGGCATGAGAGCAGACAACACCAGCAAAATGCTTAAAAACACCAAATTGGTTGTTAACGAGTTGGCTTACTCTGCGGACGCTACTTCAACTGGATTTAGTGACTTAGGTATTGCGATGTCATATGTTGGTACTGCTGCAAAAGCTAACAACATTAGTTTGGCGGAAACTGCATCTGCGCTAGGTGTATTGTCAAACAATGGTTTGGAATCCGACAAGGCTGGTACTGCTTTACGTAGTACTATCAATGGTTTAACCAACCAGATCAACAAGATTGGTAGCAAAAATTCTGTATTTACCAAATTAGGCATTACTAAATCCGAAATGCTCGATGCTCACGGAAACTTAAAGAGTTTGTCCGAAGATATGGGTATTCTTTACAAGCATATCCAAGAGCATAGTAAAGGCGGCTCCCAACAAAATGGCTTCTTTAAGTCGATTTTTGGCACCACTGGTATGAATGGTGCTGAAATCCTTGCAAAGGGGTCAAAAGAAGTTGAGGAACTTACCAAACGAACTGAAAAAGCTGGAAAGACAGGAACTTATGTTGCTAAGTTAGCTGCTAAAAACATGGGGACTGCCCAAGGTAGTGCTGCCAGTGCAAAACAAGCGATGAATGCTTTCAAAATGACTTTAGGTAATGCAGTTTTGCCAGCAATTAGTAAAGCAAGTAACGAGCTTGCCAAGTTTTTATTGTCAAAAGACGGTAAAAAATTTCAAAGAGATGTTGGTGGAGCTGTCTCAAAGGTAGCAAATGCTTTTGTTAAATTTATCGAATGGTCTGCCACACACAAGAAAGAGATTGAGTGGATTGGTGGGGGTATCCTAGCTGGATACTCTGTAGTTAAAGCCGCTAAATTCATTGCCTTTCTTGGAGATGTTAAAAAGGGTCTTGAAGCTATTAAGGCTGTTAAGTTTGTTGGTGGTTTGTTCGGCAAAGGTGGCATGGCTAAGGAAGCTGCCCAAGGTGTTGAAAATGTTGGAGGCGCTTTACCAAAAACTGCTACTCGTGGAGGAGCTGGATTTTTAACCGGCTCACTTCAATCAATTAAATCCGCCGGAGGGTTCAAAGGCTTAGCTCCTGCCGGAAAAGTAACAACTGGTTTAGCTGGCGCTGGAGTAGCGCTTGATGCAGGGACCCAGTTCTTCAACGCTTTTAAAGACCGTCATAATGCTGACAAGCGTTCCGTGGATATAGGCAAAGGCATCGGATCTGGTATTGGTGGAGGAATTGGATTATTCTTCGGTGGTCCTGCTGGTGCTGCGATCGGTTCGCAAATCGGTAAAGTAGTTGGTGGCTGGGGTGGCCAAGCCGTTAACAAATTTACCAAAGGTTGGCAAAGTAATAAGCCTCCTAAAAACTTTTGGTCCCTTGAAAATCTTGGTTGGTCTACAAAAGACATGTTTGGCAAGATTGGCAAAGGCTGGAATAATTTTTGGGGTGGCATGGGTAACTGGCGTAAACAACAAGCGTCTGGTTGGTCTAAATGGACTAAGCAAACCGGTGCTGGAATTGACCGCTGGGCTACCGATGTTGGCAAATCCTGGAACAAAGGCGTTAAGGGAGTTAAAAACTGGGGTTCTAATGTTGGCAAATCCTGGAACAAAGGCGTTAAAGGCGTAGGCAAGTGGATTCACGATATTCCTTCTAATTTGGGTAAAACTGGCAAGAGCATTGGTCATTGGGCTAGTCAAACCGGTAATAATATCCACAAAGGCTGGAACAAGGGAATTACTGCTAGTCATAACTTTTTCAAGAATTTGCCTAAGAATACCAAAAAAACCGAAAGAGATGTTAAAAAATGGGCTTCCAATACCGGTAAAAATATTCAAGGTGCATGGAATAAAGGAAAGAAAGCCACAGTTAATTTTGTCAAAAGTGTTCCAGGGCGACTATCTAAAGCCAAGAAAGGCGTAGATAATTGGGCTTCTAAAACTGGCAAGAGCATTCAAGGTGCATGGACTAAGGGCAATAAGGCTGCGGTCAAATTTGTTAAGGGTATTCCAGGACATCTCTCTAAAGCTAAAAAAGGCGTAGATAATTGGGGCTCTAAAACTGGACAAAGTATCCAAAAAACTTGGAATAAAGGTGTTAAGGGAGCTACTAATTTTGCGCAAAAAATTCCTGGTCAAATTAATAAGAGTAAGAAGGGTATAGACAGCTGGGCATCTAAAACCGGTAAAAGCATTCAGAGCGCTTGGAATACTGGAAAGAAGGGCTTAACTTCCTTCATTTCTTCGATTCCTGGTCAACTTGAAAAAGCTTATAAAGGTATTGCTTCATGGGCTTCTAAAACTGGACAAGCTATCCAAAAAGGCTGGAATGGCTTCTGGGGTAAAGCTGGGGATATTCGCAAAGGTGTCACTAACAATGTTAAGGCATTTGGCAACGACTTAGCTTTTGCCACAGGTGGCTCTAAGCACACATTCAAGTATGAAAAAATATCCTCTCATGCTGCTGGTGGACATATCACTTCAAGTCATACCGCATTAGTAGGTGAAGCAGGACCTGAGCTTGCTTATAAAAACGGTGCTAAGGCTCGCTTACTTGGTGCTAATGGTCCTGCTATCACAAAAGTGCATTCTGGTGAGCATATCCTTAATGCCCATGATACTGCCAAAGTTATGTCCGGTGGTCTTGGCCAAGGAAAAGTCTTAAATGGCTATGCCTCAGGTACCACTCGATTAGGTAAAACTACTAAGAGTGTTGCAAGTGACTACAAGAAAATCTCTCAAAATGCCACTAAGTCCCTAACCAAAGTTACAAAGACCAATCGTAACAACTGGGACAAGATTTCTAAGACTACCACTAAATCACTAGGTAAGCTCACCAAAACTAACCGCCGAAGTTGGAATAACATTGAAACTAATGCTGGCAAATCGGTCAAACGTTTAGCCAAAACTAATCAAAGTACCTGGACCAAGATTACTCGTCAAACTAACAAACAGACGGATAAAACCAGAAAGGACGCCATTTCTGATTACACCAATATGCGTAAGGGTGTTCATAAGCAAATGGACAACTTGCACGATGGAGTAATTGACTTAGCATCTACTACTTCAAAAGGCTTTGGCAAAGAACTAGGGCACATGAAAGGCTACGCTCATGATGCAATGGGCGACACAATTGACCAAGTTAATAAAGGTATTACTGGAATTGATAAGGTTTTAGGTCAATTTGGCGGTAATACTTCGGTTATTAAGCCTGTTAAGTTTGCAACTGGTACTGACTCTAATGGTCGCTTAACGCAAAATACGTTGGCTATGGTCAATGATGCCAAATCCGGACCACGTCAAGAAGCGTTAGTAAGTGACACAAATGAAATTTATTACCCTCGTGGTAATGATGTCACGATGATGATTCCAAAGGGGTGGGGTGTGCTCAATGGCACCCAAACCCAACAGGTTTCAAAATCAGCCGGTTTAAGGCACTTTGCAAAGGGTTCTGGTGTAAGTCATAGTCAGTTAAGAAAAATAGCTGAGAAGGCAGGAGCAGATCCATCTAAGGCTTTTGCTCAAATGTACTCTAATAATCTCCATGCAAGTGGTACTGATCTTAAAAAGGGCTCAATCAATTTGGCCCAAAATTCCTCAACTCATTTTGGTAATCCATGGTCAAACGCCATGTGGACGGTTATTAATAATGCAATTGGTGGAGGATCAGGACATGGCGGTACTCGTGAGAAATTCCTGAAATATGCAGAAGAAACTTTCTCTGGTGTTCGCTATGTAATGGGTGCTGCTTCTAAGACTGCAAGTGACTGCTCTGGTATGGTTTCCCAAGCATTAGCACACTTCGGCTTGAATGCAGGGCGTTCTACCGTTGATATGCAACATAGTTCTTCCCTCGAATATTTAGGTAAAAGCTTAAATCGCACTATTCCAGGGGACTTAGTAATTTTTGGCCACGGAACAGGTGCAGCCGGTCACGTTGGGATTATCAAAAATCCTAAGACTGGTACGATGTTTAATGAAACTCCACCCCGTGCTCGTGTAACTCGTATTGCTGATGATATGGGAATGGGCTACGGCTTTTACCGTGTTAAAGGCTTACACGATGCAAAGTCCAGCAAGAAAACAGTCACAGCTAATAAGCAACTACAAGCATTAGCTAAACGCGAATTAGGTCCTAGTGCCCTTAAATGGATCAAGGACAAGTTAGGTGATGAAGGGTCCTTAGGTGGAAACATCGGGGGTGAAGGCGTTCAACGTTGGGCTGGAACTGTTAAACGTATTCTTGGCATGTTGCATTTATCAACTTCCAAGGCCATGGTTGATCGTGTTTTACGTCAAATTAACACTGAATCAAGTGGTAATCCTCATGCACGTCAACCAGGTGCTGACCCAGATGGAGACGGATCGGGTCCAGCATTAGGTTTGATGCAGACTAAACGTTCAACTTTTGAAACCTATAAGCGTAAAGGCGATAATGGCGGTATTTTTAACGGCCCATCAAACATTTATGCCGGTTTAAATTATGCTAAGCATAGATATGGCAATTCCTTAAGTTTCCTTGGCAATGGCCACGGTTATGCCAAAGGCGGCAAGCCTGCGATTCATACTCCATTTATTGCAGGGGAACAAGGACCAGAGCTTATTACAGCAGATGGTCCCGTTAAGGTTGATAGTCATGAAGAGACTAAACGCAAGATGAGTAATTTGAGTAATCTTATCAAGTTGCCTAAGAGTGCTCCTCCTAAATCAACTGGCAAGCCACCGATTACTATAAATATCAATCTTAATGGCCCTATCGGTACGTCTAGAAGAGATGCAATTGATTTTGCAAATGAAGTTAAACAAATTGTTGCAGAACAAATCCTTAACTTGTTTGGTGACGAATTTGGTGGAGATCCATCAATCTACTAG